CATATATCCTGATTCTAAATATTACGGAATTAACTTTGAAAAAAGACATAAGAATTATTTAGAATTTAGATATCTCGGTGGAAAAGATTGGGAAAAGAAAACTTCTAAGATTCTACAAATGCTAGATCTTTTTATAACTCAACTATGGAATAGCACGGGTAATGTTCAATTTAACAATCTTAATTCAATAGAGCTTAGAAAAATTCTTGCTAAGAATGAAAGAGTTATAAAGGCTAGAAAAGATTGGAAAACCATTAATACAGGTTGGAATCAAGATGTTAAATTAACGGTTGATTTAAATGACAATGAAAAGATAATAGATTTACACTGGCCTAATATTAGAGAAAGAGTTCTTAGATTATTTACACATGGTGAATTAACAAAAGGGCATATTAACTATGATGCCGACAATGGTGTAATTCAAGTTGATCATGGTAACTTATCATATTGTGTAGAATTAGAAGGATATGAATTTGTAAGATGTTCTTTGAGAGGAGAATTCACAAATTGTGATTTCTTCGGATGTGACATAAATGGATCTGACATACATACGTGTAATTTCTATCAATCTACACAGGTTAATTCATCTAAATTAGAAAGTTCATACGTTCACCAGTCTTGTGTATTAAAAGACTGTTACATATACGGAAATGGAATAATGAAAGGGACGATGCAAGGAGGTATATTTAGAGACGGTAAATACGATAAAAGAACTGCAAAGTTTGACAACACTGAAAAAATACTTTATACGGAAGTTTAAAAATAACTAAAACAAAATGAGTGATAATATAATAGGTAATAATAGCCACTTAGATAAACCTACATGGGATGATAATAAATGCTTTAACGACTTTGTAAATGAGTTGGCATCGGAAGTAACAGGGTCTTGTATGATTCCTATGAATCTTCCAAAATCAGAAGTAGAGAATATTGTCAAGAGAGCAAAGAAATGGTTCTATAAAAATTACGAGTATTCGATGAAAGAAAACTTTATGGTTTTACCTAAAGAACTTTTTAAGTCTAATCTTTTTAAATCTAGAAGATGCTTTACTCTTCCAAAGATGGATCCAGTTACAGGTGGTGGAGAAGTTTATTCAGTATATGGATGTTTTGAAACTGGATCAAAGTATGCAGGTGGAACAGATATTAGATTTTCACAAGGTGATTTTGCTATCGAAAGAATGATGTATACTGGAATGTTCAGTGGAGATGGTGTAGTAGATGCCGCAGAGAACCTTCAATATTATGTGGTTAATGAAAGTTTCTTTGATATGGCTAGACAAATTCTAGAAAACCCCATTGGCTATCACTATAACCAACTAACACATGAGATTAAATTTACTGGAGAAACCCCTAACAGAGATATTATATTAGAAGTATATGAAACAATTCCAGAGTGTGCATTATTTGAAGATGAAGCATTCTTTAGATATTGTGCTGCAAAGATTAAAATTTCATTAGGACAAAAGTTAAGTATATTTGGTTTTGCTTTACCTGGAAATATTGAAGTCAATGCAGACGCAATTCAGGGTTTAGGTGAAGGAGAACTGGAAGCAGTGATTGAAGAAATAAAAACAGATGAAGGCACCGATTGGATGATGCATTCTTAATAGAATATATAGTTAAATGGAGTTTTATATAAAAGCAAAAGGAGATCCTGGATTCGATCCAAGCAAATTAGAAATTAGTTCTGAATTAGCTAGGTTGATGACGCAGATAGAAACTGTTCTTTTTACGAGAAGAGGAGATGTTTTAGGTGATCCTGAATTCGGAGCTAATTTAGAAGACTATGTATATTCATTAAGTTATAATGACTATTTATTAAAAAAAGTAGTTGCAGAACAGATTTATAAATATGTTCCTTTAGCTAGAAAATTTAACGTAACTGTTGATGTTGATTTCACAAAAGAAGTTGACAGACATGCAGTGTTTGTAGATATAAGAATTGATAATAGATATCAACTTGGAGTTTACGTATAATAAAACTAAAAATAAAAATGGCAGATAATAAATTTTTATCAACTTCCAGAATAAAAGCTGGAGAAATGATTGACGACATTAGATCCTATATTACTAGGATATATGGCGAGGTAGAAGGTGCATTTACAACAGCCTCTCCGTTTTCACAAATCCTAGACGTTATTTCAGAAATAGGAAGATTAATATTCTTCTACATTGAAGATTCTACAGTAGAGCAAAATATTCTTACAGCTCAAAACCCAGAATCAATATATGGACTCTCAAGATTAGCAGGACATGATTCATTTAGAGGAGCTGCCGCTTCAGGTGAATTAAAGCTTAGATTAGGAGTGCAGGGTTTAGATGATATTGCTGGTGATGCTTTAAACATTCCATCCAATGCTATTATAGAATGCAAAGACAACGGTCTTAAATACACCCTGAGAACAAGTAATGATCAATTTAGATTAGAAAAATCAAACGCAAATTATATTTATATTCCTGTAATTCAGGGAGAATATGAATCTCAAACATTAACCTCAACTGGAGAATCTTTTCAATCCTTTAATGTAATAACTAAAAGCATGATAGACCATGGACAGATTAGAGTAAAGGTTAATTCTAATTTATGGACTAAATATGATTCTTTATATGATATGAAAAAGGGAACTGAAGGTTATTTAGTAAAAACAGGAATTACAGGTGGATTAGATCTTTATTTCGGTAATGGTTCATTTGGTGACATTCCTCCAACAGGTGCATCGATTGAAATCGAATATTTAAAAATAGGAGGTGCTATGGGTAATTTAAACGGTAGAGCTGATTTATCGTTTGAATTCAAAACTGAAGGAACAGATTCATTAGGAAATACGCATGATCTAAATGAATTATTAGAATCTGAATTTACAGTTGCACCTAAAATGGGAGCAAATCCAGAAGATATTGAATTAACAAAGTTAATTGCCCCATTACAGTCACATTCATTTGTATTAGCAACTCCTGATAACTATGAGCACTTTCTTTCAAGATATGGTATGTTTTCTTATTTAGATGCATATAACACTACAGATGATGGATATTTAGACGATGATAATGTTATCTATCTGTTCATGTTGCCTAATACTCTTAAAAAATTACAAAACAATAAAGATTATTTTAGCTTAGATAATTCTGAATTCTTTTTTACTGAAATAGAAAAAGAAGGAATTATGGGATTATTAGAAAAATCAGGAAGACAGATGGTAACAACTGAAATTAAAATAGTAGATCCTTCCCCACAATATTTTAGAATGGATATTAAAGTAAGATACTTTGAAGGATATACAAAGGCTAATCTTGCTACTGAAATTAGATCTAAAATAGCAGAATACCTAATTAACATTACAAGAAGAGATAGATTACCAAAATCTGATATTGTCGCTATTGTTGAATCAATTGAAGGTATTGATTCCGTTAACGTTAAATTCACTTCTGAAAAAGAAGAAACGGCTAGAAGATTAGGATATTATACTTCTAAAACAGTAACGGTAACTCCTTCTACCCCAATCTTAGAAGATATAGGTAATGGAAAACAAAAAATGGTTTTCTTTAAAAGAACAGTAACTGAAAGGCAAATTAATTTTGAACCCAATGCACCTCTTCCAGAGAATGTAATTAATTTAGATTCATTTGGAGATATAATTTTAGAAAAAGAAGAAGTTGCATTATTTAGAGGTGGCTGGTTAGATCAAAATGGAAACATGGTGGATGATTCAGTAAAGACTGGAGAAAAAGCAGCTCTTTCAATTTACTTTGATGAACCAGCTGTGAAAAATAGCATATTCGCTAAAGTTCAGGCTAAAAATAGAAAAGCTATATAATGAGTATTTTTAGTAACCTTTTTAAAAGTAGAAAAAAGAGATTATATTCTATCAGGGAAAATGCATTTGACGATAGAAAAAATTTAGGTAATGATTATAGAAGTAATATTTTGAAAAACTCAATTTCTTCTCATATTTGGAGAAATAATCAAATGAACGACTTTGTTAATCTTATTCAAGATACAATCGCCGATTGGGTAGATTCTGTAAACTATTTAAAAATTTACAAATCTTACACCATGAAAAAAGATGATAAAAAAATTAGATAATAATGCCATATCAAAATCTTAGATTCTTTGATAATAGTTCTAACGAATTAAATTTAACGTATGATTCTACTTTAGAATATTCTACGGGTACTATATTTCTACCTGAAATATCGACAGGCCTATATGAAACGATAAATTTATATGTTCTAGAAGAAGTAAGGGATGAATTAGATAATCAAAGATTTGTACATCCTATATCAGTCGATGCTAATACTAATACTTTAAGATTTGAATTTGTTTCAGGCTATGGAGATAGTAATGATATTTTTCTTTATAGTGGAACAATGAAGAACGGAGACTACGAAGTAGTTGTAGATTCTTCTCAGGTTTCTAAAATGAGAGACAACAGTCACTACACTTCAATTGACTCTGATGGTTTTAAAATAGTTCCTTTAAACGCAGCGGCATTGAATGTACAAGCATGCATCGCCAATATAGCATTAAGTTCAGATAAAGAAGGTTTTCATATTAGAACATTAAATGTATATGCGACCGAAGATGGTAATGAAGTAAAGGTTGCAGAAATTAAAGTTTATGGTGAAGTAGTTGCTGAAGATGAAAGACTAAAAAGTCTTTTAACTAACATGGCATTAAATCTAGACGAAATGGATTATTTGATATTTAGAGATTCTGATATTAAAGACCTTGGTGTAGATTATAAACTATTAAATAGAAAAAGAAAAGAACTTTTATTACAGGCTTCTACTATTAAACCCTTTATAGGAACATATAAAGCCCTATTAGGTGTTATTGATTTCTTTGGATATAGTAATGTAAGTCTTAGAGAGTATTGGTTAAACATAAACGAACAATCTGAAGGATTTGGAAAAATGATGGTGGTTCCTGTTGCTAATCAAACTGAAGTAGGTTTCTTAGCAAAAAAGAGTAGAAATAAGAACCTTCCTAATTCTAATCAAAAGAAAACTTCTAGATTTTCATTAGCATACCGATTAAACGTTCCTACTGGAAAATTAAATGAATTTGATTTACCAGAAGTAGAGGAAATTACAGATTTTTCGCCGGATGAAATCTTAATAAAATTATATGCTTTAAAGCGTAAACTACAGAAAGAATATTTACCGCTTAACGCAAAGATCGTAGATATCACAGCAGAGGGTGATTACTTTGACGGAGTAAATCAGAGAGTTTGGAATAATCAACACCAAATACACGCACAGTATGCTGGACAAGACGTACATTATGATATATTTCCAGATGCTAAATCAATTTATATAGAAGATCTTAGGAAAGTAGATTATAGACTAGAAGGTCGTAATCAAAAGATAGAAGTTTTTAATAAAACAGAAAGAAATGAATTAGAAGATTCTATTAGATCTTTCTATACAGATTGGCACGATGAAGATATGTCTTCACATAATACCATTGCAGGAATTCCAATAGGAGCTCCTATTATTTTAACTGGAACTTCACTTAAAGATACATGGGATGATGCAGACTTTACTTTCATAGATGCAAACGATACTGACGATGATGCTAATATTTTACATTCTCCACCCGGACAACCTCCATATACCACTTTACAAGATCCTTATTTAACATGGGATGATTGGTGGAAAAGAAGTGTATATGAAATTGAATGGATAATTAAAGGTCCTAGAGGCTACTTTAAAACTATCAGAGGATCTATTGACAATTGGTATACACTACCAATAATACTTCCATACATCGGTGAGTACACTATTGATGTTGCTTTTTGGGATTTATATAACATAAGAAGTATTAGTCACAATGAAAAGATAACAGTTAAATCTAAGAATGTTGAAGTATATGGAATGTATCAGAAACTCACGCCTGAATTAGATTGGGCTAATTATAAATATCAATGGGATGAAGCAGGTTCTTCATGGGAATGGGGTAGAGAAAACCTAAACACTGTTGAAGAAAGTATTGCTACATATTATCTAACTCTCGATAGAGCTAATTATTTACACGAAGATGAAGATGGTAAAGAATTCTCAATGGTAAGAAGATTTGCAGATTCTACAACTCCAACTGGATTTAATGAAACGACAGGGCCTTATCAATGGAAATCATTAAGAAAACATGTATGGAATGATGGTCCCGAAATATGCTGGGATCAAACTAGGGTTGGACCAGATTTAAATTCTTCTTTTAAATTAGAATTAAACGGCGCTAATAATGGAACTATTTCTGTTTCACAATTAGATCCTTTTACAGATTTAGAAATAATAGAAGAATATACACCTGTTGCAACATATCCTACGTCTAATACTGATTTTGCGGCTTGGGAAAGCTTAAAGGATGAATTGAATAATTTGAATCCTAACCAATGGCCTATTTTTACTAAATTCAATTGGAATCCGATATATAAAGATACTGATGGAAATATAGTAAATAATTTTGATGGAGCAGATGTATGTAATTATATGCTCGTAGTTTCTAAACAACCCAATCAAGTATATGATTTTTACAATGCTACGACTAGCACTGGAATCATAGATCCAGATAGTTTTGTTAAATACCAAGCATACAATCCTAGCTTCAATGATTCTTATATAATAGACGATCACGGTACTATTAATCTATTAAATCACATGACATTTTCATATGACCTGACTAAAATGCCGGGCATAATAAAACAGAAATGGAGATTGATAAATAATAGTGTAAAAAAAGAAGATATATATTATGATAATCAGTGGCTGACATACTTATTTGACACTAAGGGAGAGTACAGTATTGAGCTTGAATTAACTGATTTGAACGGAAATAAAAACATAACAAGAAAAAACATCTTAACAATTAAATAAAATGGCAAGTATTACAACAATTTTAGGAACGCATTCTCTTTCTTCTTCGAGACTTACTATCAATAATAATTTTGATAACGTAAATGAAGAATTAGGATTAATCGCAAATGTTCTAGACACGACAAGTTCTACGTTATCTTTAACTGGAGCTATTACGGCAGGCACACTGTCCTTAAACACAGGTACTTTAAATACTTTTAACGTAACTGCATCTTCATTAGAGGCAGGCGTTGAAGCTACGTTTAAAGAAAATGTAATTTTAGAAAAAGCACTCCAGTTTACAGTGGCTCCTACTGCTACTTTTCCAGCAGGAACAGTTACTCCTACACTAGGAGCTTATATTTACACTGGTTCAGCTGATGTAGAATTAGGACCTTCAGCAGATGGACAAATTTTAACTATTATTGCATCGACTGCATTTCAAATGCAAGGTACAGGTTTAGACAATATAAATGGCGCTGATACCTCAATAGATGTTTTACAGAACGGTAGTATCAGTTTTATAGGAAGTACGGACGGCACTTGGTGGATTACAGGTTCACATAAAGCCACAATTTCATAATATAAAAATAAAACAGTTAATTAGATGGCTACACCATTAATAAGGATTCCACAAGAACAAGGAGGTACGATGTATGCATTTGCTAATGCAGCAAGGGATTTGACACGCGCTTATTATAATCCGGATATTAACTTTGAATTTTCTAAATTTGCATTACTAGACTTGCCAGTATATGCTGATTTTATTCAAAGTGATCCGACTGATCTATCAGAGGGTCCTAATTATATCAAGTATGATAGACTATTTGAAGGAGGTGGCGGTTCTAATGCTAGTTCTTATAATGATTCGTTACATGATGGTAATGGTAACGTACATTTTGCACAAACTTTTCAAAGTTATGCTCTTAATTTAGAGAACATGCTTCTTAACCCAGAGGTTAATGATGATTTTGATGATGTTTTATTTCAAAGTGATGCTGAAAAAATATTCTTTAAATACTTATATCACATCAATGCGATAAGAGTAAGAACTGCAACTTCACAAGAAGTTTCAACAGGATATTCTAGAATGATAGAGCTAGATGATTCTACTCAAGCCGGTTCTGAATATAGTCAAGTTATAAAATACATTGGAAATATTGATGTAACTAACGATAAAAATTATAAAGGGCAACAGTACAACGAAATATTTGTTAACGTTCCTTCTTCTGTAGGATATACTCCTGAAGTTTTATTAGAAACATCTAAGTTTAATACTAATAATATTAAGTTTGTACCTGGTGCTGAAATTGAAGGAAGAACAAATGATGATACTCACCCAGATCCTTTTTTAAATGTAGAATCTTATGCTGATCAAGCTGACGGAACTTATAATACTGACGAAAATGAAGTTCCAACATTTGGAATTGATTTTAATTCAAGCGCCTACTCTAAAATAATAAATGATCCTAAATTAGATTCAATATTAGATTATTCTAAAAGAGGTGGAGATTTTAGATTCAATGCTATCCTAGTGTATTATGACATATATTCAAAGTCTAACATTGGAAATAAAGCAACAAACCTATACGGTATAATATTATTAGATAACTGGAAAGAAGATACTTCAAATGATGGATGGTATATTCCAGAATTAACTAAGTATAAGCCGAATGAAGTTACCGGTCTTAATGGTAATGCATTTGCACTTAAATTAAATCTTAAATTTAATTCAGCGCTAGATAATGTTGGGATAGAAAAGAATGTTAATGATTATTCTACTTTCTCAATGGACATTTTCTTAGACACAACAAGTGCCTTAGAAAACGCGGTTCAATTATTAAGAGATGCTAATACTAGATACAATGATATTTCTAAGAAAGTTGAAATGTTAGAAAGTTTCTTTTTAAGTTCTGAAAACTTACAAGGAATATCTAAGAGACTAGACCATATAGAACAGGATGTTGAAAATGCTACTATTAATTTTCAAGATGAAAGAAGTCTTTTAGATCTAATAACAAATACCAACTCTAGATTAAATCAGGTTATTTCTGGTGTAATTCCAACAGAGATACAATATAATACAGATGTTTTAGAGTCAGGTAACCCAGGAGTGTCTATTGATAAATCAAACAATGGTAAAGTTAAAATCAGTTGTGTTAATTATGGCTATTCTTTAGGACAAGCTTATGTATATGATACTGTAACTTCTACTAATGAAAGAGAATTATCTGCTGATTCTATGTTTTTACCAGATGAAGCTGGAACAAAGGCGGTATGGCAAAGACTTAAAGAATTTGACAACTTAGTTATGGTCTATACAGATCAGGCACAGGACTTTGATTCTAATCTAAATATATACTTAGATGATACAATAACAAGTTGGAAAAAAGGCCAAGTAGTTAGAGTAACTTTTAAAAATAAAATAAAAAACTTATCAACACATTACATAACACTGTGGACTGATAAGAGTAATGGATGGTCGCAAAAACTTTCTATTTCTTTATCGGACTTATTATCTAATAAACCATATATCGAAATAGTATGTGTAGATCCAGTAAATAAAACGTTTGAATACGATATCTTAAGATAATATGAGCGCTAGCAATTCTATATCACATTTACTCGAACAGTTTCTAGAATTAAACACTAATTCACTAGAAACTTTCGAACGTATCAATGAGGCTATTTCAACCGATAAAGAAACGGTTACAATAGATTTATTCGATAATCGCACAGGAGAAATGACTGCAATTCAAATTCCAGCATTTGGATTTTTGAAAAGAGAAATTGAAAGAATTGATAAGAACATAACTGCGATTAGTGGTTTAGATACTTCCAGTGCAAATGTAAAACTTAAAGATGGTTCTTATAGAAGAATACATACTTCTAAATTAAAAGGTCCTTCTTTACCTATAAAGTCGTTAGCAACTCCAAAAGAATTTAATACACAACTAAACGATTTCTTTGAAGATTTCTTAAATCCTTTATTAACTATTAGTTTAGATGTTAAAGGACAAATTCCAGTAGATACTGAAAGAGTTTATACTGAAAGAGTTATATTTGATCATGAAGACTTGTCTTCCACTGAATCCTTTGATGAAATTTTTAAAGGTCAGAATGATGTCAATTATTCTAAATTTATTTCTAAAATAAAAGAAGATGGTTTAAAATATAGAATAGATGCAGAGACGGTAGATATGCCAGTAAGATCTATTCAGTATAATGGCCAGTTAGACGTATTAAAAGTAGAAAATGTTCAGAAAACATCTCTAATAGACGGGACTAGTCAAACTAAAACCGTAAAAGTATATACTCTAAATAAATTAACATATTCGGACTCTAATAAAGACATGAAAGATACTGAAACTCTAAAAATTGGAGATTCATTGGTAGTAAACACGTCTGAATATAACACAAGATATAGAGTAACCTCTATTGATTCTTCAACAACACAAGTTGAATTGTCACTTTTAGAAGGTTATTCACCGATTAAAATAGGAGCGAATGCTCTCGCTATTTATAAAGATATTGATGCTTCTGTTTCTATAGAAGTTAAAGTTGGATTTAATGAAAGACAAGTAGTTTTTGTTAAACCAATAGATCCTATCTCTAAACTACCAGCTACTGATTTCTCACCAGGTGTTGCATTCTTTTCGAATGAACTTACTATTCAAAATGAAGATGGTATAGTTACTACACTTGCTAAATACTATAAAGAAGAAGTTGCTGATTTTGGTCAATTTATTAAAGCACTTAAGGTTGATTACATTCCACCTGCATCAGAAGGTCTTATCCCAGATGCACCAATCGTAGAAGTAGATAACTTTAAAGTAACACAAATTAATAAACACCTTACTCAAAACGCTAGCGTTGAACAAGTAAAAAAGATCAAATCTGATAAAGTTAAAGCTAAAGAAGTTATTAAAAAGCTTGACACTACAATTAGAAAGAAAAGAAAATTAATTGCTACTAAAAAGTTCTCATCTAAAATAGAAAGAAATAGAGAGAAAAATGAATTAGCTTCTATCATTAGAGAAAAGGCTGCTGAAACTAAAGTATTCTCTTCAAGCGTTGGACAGATTAAAGCGATTGCTGAATCAAATGAATTACCTAAAGTTAATCCTAAATATAGGGTAAGAGGCTTTTGGTCTATTCCGGAGCCAAAGAAAGTTGGTGATGAAATTTCACAAGAAGTAGTTCAGTTTATTGCTAGATATAGATACGTTTCCTCAACGGGTAAAACATCTGTAATAGAGCAAATCAAATTTAATAAAAAAACTGCTGCATTTTCAAACTGGGTCGAAGTTAAAGGTCCTATTAGAAAAAGAGAAAAGCAAGCAGATGGTGGATATAGATGGATTCTAGAATCTGAAGAAGATTCACAGGCTATTAATTTTAACTCAATAGATTTATCTATTCAGCCTGGTGAAAAAATAGAAATGATGATTAAATCTGTTTCTGAAGCAGGTTTCCCACAAACCCCAGTAGAGTCAGAATGGTCAGATATTATTACTATTCCTTTTCCTGAAGGAGAAATATCTACAGACGGAGCAAATAGCCTAGTAAACCAAAATGATTTAGATAATGTTAAGGTTGAAATAAATGATGATTTAGAATCACAAGGATTATTTACACACCTTGATAGTGGATTTACGGCAGGAGATACTTATTATGCCCATGCCGCAGAATCACTAGCATCTGGTTTTTTAACAGGAGAACAGAATCCTATTAGCGTATATGATAAATTATTGGAATTACAGAATCAATTAGAAAGACTACAAGCTAAGGTTGAAGGTGCCGTTGGAGAATTACAAATTAAAATTATTGACGAAGAAGGTGAAGTAACGCTAGTTAAAAATAATTCAACTGCTAAAATATTCGCAGGATATTATGTAGATGAAAAACCAGATGATGAAACTAAAGGATATATTGTTACTAAAAATTATAGAGTAGAACTTCATAATACTAAGGCATCTGATCTAGAATTATGTGCAAGAATTAATGGAAATCTTAAACAACCTGCTTATGTTTCTTCATCACAACAAGAATATGGCCTAGGTATTATTAATTTAGAAACTGGTAATAAACAACCAACTGGAACTACAACACCTGATGTTAAAATAGCAAATGATACATATTATATGACAGAGGCTCAGTATGATTTAGTCCCTGTTGTTTATCAAAATCTTACAGGTGATGGAAATTCATACAATCATTTTTCTGTTGCGCCAGACCAATCATCTCAATTAAATGGACAGTTTATTTATTCTAGATTTAGAAATATAGCTAATAACGCTGATCTTTATTCGATTATAGATCCTGATACTGACTTGTCTAGGGATTCAAACTTAACAGGAGTAAGTAGCGCAGAATATGGATTAACATTTGCAACAGTCACGAATTCTGGAATTGGATCAATTTCTGATAGAACTCATTTAAGAGATTTTACAGACTTTAAAATACAACCACATCAAGATTTACCTAGTAATTTAAACGGAGCTGGTGATTTTATATGGAATGGAACATGGAATAATAATGGACAGGGTGTGCAGAATGAAGATGAAAACGGATTCCAATCTGATCCGAACGTTCCTGAAGCTATTCTTCCGAACTCAGCTGATACAGTTTCTGTTTCTCAAATAACGGCTGCTAAGTATGATTCAGGTCTTTTTCTTCATAAATCACACCCGCTACTTCAGTCTGACATAGGTTTAAATACAAAGGATATAGTTTCAACGGGAATTGTATCGATGCCGAAATATGCTATTAAAAGATCTAACGATAAGAATGGAAAAATTCAAACAGCATATCAACCGCTGACAATTACATTTAGAAGTGACGGTGAATCTGGACCAATAGATGAACAAGGTAATGTAATTGGTAAAAAGTCTTTAAAAAACTCATTTACGGAAGATGATCAATTTTTATTAGGTGGTCTTTCATGTGGTTCTTTCTTATACCTTTCACCTATAAACCAAACTAGTCTATCGGTAGATGGACCTAACAAGTATGGTAAAAAATTAATTGAAGGTGGAAGTCAAAATGCAGTGTCAGTTGATATGGTATTCCAATATAGAATGACAGATTATTTTGGAGAGAGTGAAACCGGTAAAGGTAGAGTTGCTGGAATATATGGAAATGCATTTACCAATTTAACATATTCAAAGAAAATAGGGCTAGACATCATAGATTCTTATAAAACTGAATTTAGCTTCGATGTAGAAGTTTACGCTAAATATAGAGCAGTTGGAACAAATAAAAATAGTATCAACAAAGTGATGCTGAGTAATTATAGAAACTCCCTTGGTTCCGGAAACTGGTGGTGGAATAGAAGAAGATTCTTCAGTGGATATAATGATTTTAGTTCATCTAGATTATACGATTTCGATGCTCGTCCATATAGGTAATATCTCGCTGTAACTAAGCAAGATATATACTCTAACAAAAATAGAGTCTATTTATAAATGGCGATAACGATTAACACACAAGCAGAAGGTATTTCGTATAAGGATAAGTCCTTTGCCCTATTAAGAACTAACCCCAAGTTAACTTCTAATGTCAAATTAATTACTGACGAAGAGGGAGATATCTATTTAAGCTCAATCAAGGCAAATAGAACTCTATCGCAGTATGAATATCAGAAATATCCTATTTCTAGTTCAGGTGAATATTGTAGGGACGTTGCTCAGTTTTACGGAAGATTAAGTAAAGATGAAAGATATCAGGTCGGTAGGGAATTTACAGATCTAAGTGTTTCTAAAGACTATTCTACACAATATGAAAACCTATATAATTACGGAGCTTCATTCAATTATACAAAGGCCTATGACGAGCAATATAGAATATTTGCTCCAATATGGTTAGAAGAAAGTGTTCCTGAAAAATTTATAATTTATAGAATTAAAGATGTAGATTTTAAAGAAAAATCTTTAGAAGATGATCCTAGTCAAAATTCTAGAATTCAAGAAATGTTATCTAATGCGACTTTAATAAAATCGTATGATATGACTAATAACTCTAAGCTAGGGAGATATCTAAATAGTCACGTATCTAATCCCTTAATTCCTAAGTCGCATATTGATTTTAATTTTGAACTGGATGATCCTACTTCCTTTAACGGAATAGACGTAATGTTAGGTGGCTTTGTTGAAAAGTCAGATTATATAGATGATGATTACGTTAAAGAAGACCTTCCCGAAATTTTAGCTAATAATACATTAACAACTAGCTTTGAAAGAAACGGAATTGTTTCTCACAATATAATTAATTTAGAATTTTTATTTGACGATAATGAAGCCGACGACTATAATGTTTATAGATATTTTGGAATTTTCGTAGATGAACATCAAGAAGGAACTGTAGTTGTCAATTCTGTAAATTCAATAGGACACTTAAATTTAGATATAAGCAATTCATCGTCTGACGAATTAGATAAATTACCATCTATAAAGGATTACACCCAGCCGATTCTTGGATGGGTAAAAGATATTAATAATAAATATCATAACGTTTTAAATAGATTTAGAAAGACTAGAATAGAAAAAAACCAAATACTAACATCATATAATGGAGACTCTTCTATTTTTGTAAATAAAAAACAAACAGAGTTTAACACCCCCGTAATAAACAAAACACCATTTAATGGTTTTATAGAATTAAATATAATAGACCAGCCTTCTGATAATGATAAAGTATTTTTAGGAGACTTGCTCGAGATAAGTATTGAAAACTTTAATTTGGGTGATTTTGTTTTAATCGCAGACACTTCTCTTCCAATTGGAACATTTCAAGAAAATAGATATTCTGCAATAGGTAATACTTCTCAAATAGCAGCAGCACTTGCAGCGGCGATTAGAAATGCAGAAGTTATACCGTATAATGCTAGCTCTATAAAGAACAGGGTGATCATAGATGACTACTCACAGGGAAGGAATAAGAATACAACTGTATTTGGTATTAGTTCATCTAATCCGAACCCCTTTATCGATATGCAAAGTTCAACCGACGCAAATCTTGCATTTTCAAATAAGTATAACGACTTTATAAGTGAAGGTGGAACTGTTACGGGTGGATTGCAATTAGGAGACTATGAAATTTACACTATGATTGGTGGATGTTCTGTTAATCAGGGTGTATTAATATCCCCTAACGAAATAGGAAACCTACAGGTAGGGTATTTTATTAAAGAACTTAATAAGGATAACTATGTTAGGATTATAGAAATAATAAAAGATCCTTATTCAGAAAACTTTAGAGTTATTTTTCAAAAACCGGTGGTTTTTTCAATGGACAATGTGATTACAAGTTATGAAACCTATGATACTCCCTTTGGAAAGTTTTCAGCGTATGATTTCAAGGATTTTAATTTTGATTTCTACGATACTTCAAATTCTAAAATAGACTTTTTAGTTTTAGAGAGCATGCAATATAAGAATGATGAAGCTTCGTTTGGAGTAGCAAATGTTTCTTCCATTTACGTCCTCGAAGCCAATGACCAACCTTTTCCTGGAGCAGATCCTTATATATTAATACATGATATAGACGTTAGTGAATTTATTAAAAAAGGAGACTTTGTAAAGGTCGATACGGTAGGTAATCCTGGTGAACAGGAATGGACAGAGGTAAAAGATGTAATCTATACATCAATGGGTACGATGTTCTTTACTAAAATAATCACGAAGGATTTAGCATCTGCTAATTATTTTTTCAACCAGTCTAACGTTGCTGATATCTATGAAGATTTTATATTTAAACCGGGTCCTGGTAATAGTCAATTATTTAAGTTTAAATCTTTATCTAGTATTATTAGAGATGATATAGTTGAAAGTGATTTTATAGATACAGAAATCATTAATGAATATGATAGGTTAAAGGAGAACTCATTAAAGGAGACGAGTGTTAATTCAAGAGTCGTACCTACTATATGTAAATTTAATTTAAAAGATTCTACTAACTCTAGAAATTTATCATACATCCTAAACACCAATGAAGCATTCGGTGTAAATAATTTATCAGCTGATATTACTAAACTTTCAGAAAGATCAGCTGAAAAACTAAATATGGAACACTTCTATATACATAATATTCCTACATATTTATTAGAACCTAGCAGTATTCCATTACTTATGGATTATGTCTATGAAGGGTACGAAAAGCCTTATTCAGAATTAGTCGCAAATTTAAAAAGCACTGACTTTGATTATTTTTCAACTATATTAAACTATACAGGTGCTCATCAAAATGATAGCTCAGGTCTAGCGACAATTGAACCCGGTGAATGGGTTAATTCAACCCCACTTAAAATGTACACTAAAATGCAAGGTGGAGATTCTGTTAATTTTTCATCTACAGTTTTTAAAGGATTAAGATATATTTATAAAGATAGAACTGAATTTTTATCGACTAGCCCGATATCTTTTAAATCTTCGTCTGATGTAAATGATTTTAAAGTTGCAACAATACTTAACTATACTTCTAACGACGAAATAAACAACACGGGAGTAGATATAGAGGTTGTAAGAAATAATAAATTTAAAACTATTAGCATTCTTATAAATTTACAAGTTCCTACAAATGATATATCACAATTAGACAGATATTTGTTATATAATTTAAATGACCTTTTAAATGAAGGAGAAATACTTGATAGTAATATTAGAGGTTTCTTAGAGTTTGGAGGTAGCTCAGTAACAGTATGGAATACTGAAGATCCTGAAATTACAACGATAGTGGAAGCTTCGGTGCAATCAGTTGGCGAAAATACACCTAAATTTACACAAGACATTTTTAAAATAGATGAGCAATATTCATATATATTATTTGAAAGTGGAAATGAAACTTATTCTTTACAGGTTGTTTCGGTGATAGACGATTCACAAATAATAGTTAAAGGTCTTCCTTACCTATGGGTATTAAATCAGCAGACTGGAGAATATTATCAGGATTTAGATGTACCCTATGACGATCCAACTACGATTCCTAACATTATACCTCTTAAATATTATAACGGTGGTAAAAAGGCATGGGATAATGCATTACAAGACGTTTCTTCATTTGGATTTGCAGATAGAATTAATACACATAGAGATATAACGTATACTACTATTCTAGAGAATGGAGATATAGAGTCAGGTCAGTTTTGTTTAGAAATACAAAGCGGTGTTGAGTTTGTAAAAACCTCAATTTTAGACATAGAAATAGATGATGATAAACCTAAGGCATTTAAATTAAATAATGATAATATAGGTTATAATCTGGTTGCAAGAGAAGATGGTGGATATTACACTACTCTTAAAAGAATGAACGGTAGCTATGATCCTTTATTTAAAGATGTTGTAACTTTTTCATCTCCCTATGGCAATTATAAATTTAGAAATACCTTAGATTCTTTTAATGAAGAGCAAGAGAACAGGTTGAAAAAATACAACAGACTGATAGGAGTAAATTGTATGTTTAATTCTAATTTAGGAGTTGATGAAAATTACGGAATTATCAATAACTTTTTCTTTCATAAAGTAAATGAATTACAGCCGAAGGTTATTAAACTAAGTCAAGAATCAGATAAACTACCCCTATATCCATTAATTGGAGAAATAGCAATAGATAAAAAAGATTTAAACCTATTTAAGAGTAAATATGCTAAAGACTATTATACAAGGTCCTTTGGTGGAACAAATAGATCAAAGGAAGTCCATGGAACATTAAGCCCTATAGAAGAAAGATCTTTCTTTGCATCTACAATAATGAAAGTTAAAAATGAATATGATATAACTTCATACAATTTAAAAAGAGTAAGATCTCTTCAAGCGTTAGATGTAATTAGATATGATGAAAGAGAAGATGATGGTGCTTATATTTTTGAAGATTCTCAAAAAATTCACATTGACTTCTACATCGCTAATTCTATTGTAAGAAAATTAAAAGAAGAAAATATAACTGCGTATTATTCAAGGTACGCTACTTCTGAATATTCGTATGGAGATAAAACAACATTGGAAGATGATTCAACAATATACATTGAAGAAAACATTATACCTAGATTTATAATAGATCAAATAAAGGTATATGGAACTGAAATAGCAGGGTATCTTCCAAGTGATGATATAAATCAATCTAAATATAGTGAATTGGAAAGCGTAACTAATATAGAAGATATTACATCTGATGGGTTTTTTGAACTTACTAATTTTGAAATCAGAAGTTTCGCCGAAAAGCCTTTAAATTTCAGATTAATATATAATAAAAAACCAGGGTATCGATATAATTTGAGGGTCCATTCTAAAATAATTGCATAAAAATGAACATAAGAATCAAAGAACTTTTTAAGAGTGATCTAGATCCTAACAGTAGTGAATGGTGGTCAAAGGATAAAATTGATAAAATTAATTTTAATTTTAGACTAATGAAAAACGGAGGGCCAAGTGGCCCTGTAGGAATTGAAGGACCAAATGGTGAAGATGGTGATAAGGGTGAAGACGGTCTACAAGGAACTGAGGGACCACGTGGAACACAGGGTATGATAGGACCAGAGTCAAGTGGAACTTGGAAATCACAAGAGATAACAGATGATAATAATCCAACACAAAGGGTAATATATCCTTCCGTTGCTGTTAATCAGAGTGGAACGGTTACATTAGCAATTGGTGCATCGGCTCATTTAGATAGCAATGGGGAATTAATAAGTCCTTATTATGGTGAATTATCAACAGAGCCTGTCAGTGCTTCGAAGAGCGGAACATTAAATATTATAACAGAAGCTTCAACTGGTTCAAGCCCCAATAACCCCACTCCATCTCCTCAGAATTCTATCATATTTGCAGAAGATAAACATCTCGATAAGTCATATAATATTGGATTAAAAATAGAAGAAGATAGTAATAATATTGAATTTCCTGTTTTAACATTTACTCCGGATATCAATGCTGATCACGTAAATAATAAATTTGCTATAAAATTTGATAGAGACAATAGGTTTTATTTTAATGGAACCATTCAAAACGTATTAGGTGCCGAATCCGTAATTCCGTATGAACTTAATGTAGATGCAACCTCGCCGGGTAGTGTAATAGAATTTAAAGTAGGGGAGATAAAGTATTCTAATCACTCTCCAAGTTTAAATAAATTACTAAAATCACACGACACACAGGGAAGAGTTGAATGGGAAGATGTTTTTAACATGTTTCAAGTATTCCCCGTGGGATCTATAATAAGAATAC